AAACAAGATAAAGTTTTATGCAGAATTGATATATTTAATTCTTGCGATATGTCTTGGAGTTTCCAAGTTTTTTCTGGTGCGTATCGTGATTTATGTAGGAATACAATGGTATTCGGTGGGCAAAAATCTTATCATCAAATAGCAAAACATACTCGTAACTTATCGACTACCGCTTTAATGACTAAGGCAAGTATTGGTTTGGAACATTGGACTAACCAATCAGAACAGATGGATAACTGGGTTAATTCTAAAATGGATATTGAACAGTTTGGAAATGTGCTTAAAGAAACCATTTGTAAAAAGAAAGGTAAATCTGCAGAGTTAAATTTAACTAATCCAGTTAATGAAACTAAGCTTAATTATTTACTGGATAGGTTTGAGAAAGAACAAACTGAACTTGGACAGACTATGTGGGCGGGTTATAATGCTTTGACGCATTGGGCAACCCATACTGATGAAACTATTGAAAAAGAAATTGACAATAAGCTTGTTAAAATTCGTTCGGGGAAATCAACCGCAGATAAACCAAGTGTTCAGCGAACTCGAAATGATGAAGTAAGAACTGTTATTGAATGTGATAGTTGGAAAGTTTTAGAGGTTGCTTAAATGAGAGGTTTATCTGAAACTATGGGATTATTAATGTTTATTTGGAGAATATTAATACTTCTGCTCATTGTGATAATTCTTTATGCAATTTTTCTTTAGGAGAATAACATGAAAGCTATAAACATTGACACAACATTAGACGCATTGGAAACTGTCAGCAACAACGCAAGACAAAAACACAACACTAGTCGTTCAGCAATTCGCATACATGAACTGACGGTGAACTTGTCGAAAGCTTGGCAAAAATACAAGGTCAACAGTCAAATGTTCGCACACAAAGAACTTGTTTTATTTGTCATTAAAAATTCAAGTAATGGGTTAAAATTAAATTCTATTGTTCGGCGGTCTGGGTTACCAGTTGAAGAAGTAAAATATATTTTAACCGATTTAAATGAAATTAATATTATTTCTTCAATTCGGAATAAATACCAGTTTAAAAAATAATATTTGACAATTAAAAAAATATATAATTTAATCGGGTTAGGTTAGAAATTAATCTAACCCTTTTTTATGGTGGGGTTGACTGTTTTACTTCTGTTAAACTATAAATCAAAACAATCAATCCCGTCATAAAGTTTTTTAAAAGTAACATTAGAAAGGAAATTTAAAATGGAAATTAAAAAACAAGTATATACTCGACAGTATAATAAAGACACTCATAAATATGAAACTATCGGCGGTCAATCCATCGAGATGCAATTTACAGTATTTGAAACGTTTACAATCTGCAAAATGCGTGTTTTAGATGAAAATAGCAATCTTATTTTTACTGTTGATTTAAATACGACACCCGACCAAGTTATAACTTGTTTGCCGACAAGGTTAGCAACTACCATTTCAAAAACCAGACGAAAGCATTTTAAACATGCGGAAGAGATGGGAAGGTTTCATTTTTTTACTTCGACAAGGTGGGGAACTCCCGAAAAGAAACTTTGGGATAATGGCGAGATCAACAAGTTTAAAAAAGACTTAGATAATAAACAAATTGATCTCGAAGAGTTAATAGCTGAAAGAAAGGCGGGTTAATATGTTTGCATTAAAGAAGGTTGAAAACTTTAAAAATTGGAAAGGTCGAGCAGTTCCAAACCAATTTATTATATCAGAGAGAGAAGGCAACATTACCCGCCAGACTTTCCAAAGTTATGAAACTATTATAGCGGTTAAGGTTCAAAATGATTTTAAATCCGCAACTTTTTTGGATATAAACAGTTGGGATTATTCGTCAACAACTAGCCGTTATAGAAATCAGTTTCTAGGCGAGAATAGAAAAGAAACTGAAAGGAAAATAAAATCTGGCGAATATAAAATGGTTCATTTAAATAGTTAACTAAAGCTTTCCTCCAGAAAGAACCCGCTTGACTTCATAGTTAGGCGGGTTTTTTTATGCCAACAAGCCAGAAATATATGTAACTTGTTATTATCGTTGGTTTTATTGTTTGGTCGTCTGGTGGGATTTAAACGCAATATAAACCGAAAATATCAATATGGCGGGTTAACTTGTATGATTAACTTGCTCAAGTATACTACACGCATATAATGTGAGGTAATATTTAAGCTAATATTTGATATTTATTTGATATATCTGGCGGGGTTACTGGTTGCCTTTGGCTTTTTAATAACTATCAATGATAAAAAATACATAAATATATTCGTCTGCGGGTGTGCGAGGGTCACCCCACCCCCCCGTGCATTTGCATGCAATATCGCCATATTTTTGTGTGAATTAGTTACTCATACAACTTAGTGGGCATACCCTTAGGGTAAGAACGGGGCGGGGTAATCCCTTTCTCTATACTAATAACAGTTATTTTGGGGGTATGGTGTATTTCCCGGAGGGTTACACTCCGATTGTACCGACCAAATCACGATCTGTCAAGATTTTTTTTATTTTTCTTGACTATTGCTATATAAGTTACTATTATTAGGGTAACAAAACATCAATTAAAGCACATGCAACCAAGTATCTTTTAATATAAAAACAGTGTATTTGGCTTTATTGACTGATTTTTGTTTGTTTAACGAAAGAAACTTATGTTCGAAGCGTTTGTATTAGCATGTTTGTGGGGAAAACCACAATTACCCGACTTTTGTCAAGAGTTTAAGGACACACGAGGTCCATACATAACACGAGATGAGTGTTTGGCACGAGTTTATGAGATAATTAACGAAATGCCCTTATACAAACCTGAAATGCAGCCACGAGGTTATCGCTGTGACAAATTTACTCCCAAAACAAAGAAGCAAAGAACGTGAAATAACCCCTAAAGAAGAGCAATTTCTTACAAATCTCTTTGAAAACGGTGGAAACATAACCGATGCAGCAGTTAAAGCAGGTTATTCTAAAGGATCTACCACATGGTTACGCAACAATCTTGCTGACGAGATTATCAGACGCACACAAAACGTGCTGTCTATGAACGCATATAAGGCTGCGTCACGCCTTGTAACAACAATTGACAACCCAGTACCCGAAAGAGGAGACGACCTACGCTTCAGGGCTGCAGAATCGCTTTTAAATAGAGTTGGACTGGGTAAACAAGAAACAACCAACGTAAATGTGCAGGCAGTACACGGAATAGTTCTGTTGCCGCCTAAGAAAGAGGTGGTGATAGATGGCTAAGAAGAAATTTGATTTATTTTCAAGATTAGAACACGCAGAAAGAAAATTAGAAAGTGCAAAAAGTCCTAAAGAAGTAGATGCTCTAAAAGAAAGAATAAAAAACATAATGAAAATGTTAGAAGATGATTACGATTACGGAAAATTTAAAACGGGGGGTAAAGTTTATTCAAAGAATCAACCAAGAAAAGTAAGCTACGTAGATTAAATGACCGAACAAAAAAGACGTGGGCGACCAAAGAAAGACCCCAACGCACCCAAAGCAACATATTACTATTCCGCTGCAGTAAAGGCACGTAAACAATCACAAAAGAGGTTACGAGATGCCAAGAAAAGAGCAGATAAAGTTACGAAACAAGCTGAGAGCAAGCGAAGATATGCTCGTGAACTTGAACAGAAGATTACAAAGGTCGAGAAAGGACTCAGTAGTAATGAAACCACACTTATTGATAAAGCAGACTTGGAGAGCCTTCCTAGTGCCGTTGAGCAACTTGTGGATGGGCGTGAAATTATTTTTCAACCGAATGAAGGGCCTCAAGAAGAATTTCTTTCCTCAAGTGAAAGAGATGTTCTGTACGGTGGCAGTGCAGGTGGAGGAAAAAGTTTTGCCTTACTTGCAGACCCCCTACGGTATTGCCATAACGGCAACCATCGTGGGCTTCTTCTTAGGCGTACTCTGGATGAGTTAACAGAACTCATAGACAAATCACGACAGCTTTATCCTAAAGCGTTTCCCGGTGCAAGATTCCGAGAGTCAAAGTCCACATGGATATTTCCATCAGGTGCAACCATCTGGTTTACGTACCTTGACAAAGACAAAGACGTAACTCGATTTCAAGGACAGTCGTTTAACTGGATAGGTATAGACGAGATAACACAATACCCAACACCGTACGTTTGGGATTATCTTCGTTCACGACTTCGTTCAACTGATACAGAATTACAAAACAATCTGTATATGCGTTGCACTGCTAACCCCGGAGGAGTTGGTGGATGGTGGGTAAAGAAGATGTATATTGACCCATCAGAACACAACTCTACGTTTCCTGCGTTAGACATTGAAACAGGTAAACCGTTTTTGTGGCCCAATGGACACGACAAAGCAGGGCAACCTTTATTTTATCGCAGGTTCATTCCTGCCCGTTTAACTGACAATCCGTACTTGTTAGCTGATGGTCAATACGAAGCGATGTTACGTTCCCTTCCTGAAGTCGAACGTAAACGACTTCTTGAAGGAGACTGGGAAGTAACAGAAGGTGCGGCGTTTCCAGAATTTTCAAGAAGTAAACATGTTACACCGAGTTTTGAGCTTCCATTCAATTTCCCCCGCATACGAGCCGCCGACTACGGCTACTCGAGTCCGTCATGCGTTCTTTGGGGTGCTATTGATTGGGATAATAATATCTGGGTTTATCGTGAATTATACGTAAAACACTTGACAGCAGAGCAACTGGCTGATAGAATATTACAAGTAGAAGAAAACGATCCAACACCACACTACACAGTACTCGATTCTTCGTGTTGGAACAAAACAGGGTTTGGCCCTTCAATCGCAGAAACAATGATGAGATCAGGAGTCCGTTGGATTCCATCTGATAGAAACAGACTTCAAGGAAAAATGGAAATACATAGGCGGTTGGCGGATGACCCACGAACAAACGAACCACGATTACGAATATTTCCGAATTGTATCAACCTTATCAAGCAACTGGCAGGTATACCTCTTAGCAAAACAAATGCAGAAGACGTAGATACAAAAGCGGAAGACCACGCATACGATGCGTTACGATACATGTTAATGACAAGGATGACAGGGTATGTGTCAATTCATAAAACGCTTAATGGCATCAAGAATCAGGTCTACCAAGTCCATGATCAAACATTTGGATATTAATAAATGGCAGAAATAACACAAGATATAACAATAGGACAAGCACTAGACTTTGCTGAGAATAGAGCAAAAGAAGCTAATGAAAAAAATGCTGCTAAAAATATAAAAAGTTTTAAAAACGCTATAATAAAAGGTAAGTTAGGAGAAAACGTAACCCTAGAAAGTCTTTACTTTAATACAGTACAGAGCAAAGATTATTTAACCAACATACAAGCAGGTAAAGGTAAGGTAGAAGCTGATTTTTATGTCAAGGCTCAAGCTTTAGAAAAGTATACTAATCAGGGTTTAGTTGAATCTGGCTTAGCTAATCTCACCACAAATGTTACAGGTGCAACAGGTTTAGCTAAAGACGTTGGTGCTAAAGGACAGCTTCGTGGCGAACAAGCCATGAGAGGTATGATACCTTTTGAAGAGATAGATAAAATCTACGCTGAAGGTTTTAACGAAATGAAAGGTGACAAAGCAATAAGTGATGCCACCAAAGATTTTCTTATATATCACAGATATACAAGCCACAGAGTTGGAACAATATTGAATGATACAGAGGATTATAAATCTTTAAGATTGTCTGACGTGTCAATAATTACTGATAAACAGGGTAATACTTCAGTCTCTGTGAAAGGAGAGGTTAGAGGTAAAAAGACAAGATACGCTACGACTTACACTGGGTCATTTGCCGAGTTTCTCAAAGGTGTATACAACAAAGCTAAAACAGCAAACCCCGACATGCCTAATGCAGAAATTAAATTGTTTGGCACAAGTCAAGACAAAGTAAACAAAGCTTGGAAAAAATATTTACTTCCTAAATTTTTAGATCGACATGAAATATCTTTACCTGTAGACAGAAAAGGTAAAATTGTTACAGGTCTCACAGAGATAATACGGTCGGCAAATATCGAAGCACTTGAAAGTGATCTAAAACTTCCAAGTAATCTAGGGGATGACTTCATGGGTCATAAAGCACTAGGTACAAAAGCAAAGTCCTATAAAGTAAACACCCCAGAGTCAAAAGCTATAGGTAACATTACTGAAAATATGATAAAGACCTCTGCTTTTAATCTAAATGCAGGCACAGTTAATAATCTGTTTACAGGGTACGGTTTAAATACACCAACGCTAGACGTTGCAAACGATGGTGTAAAAGTTTATGATGGACACAAGACTGATTTTAAATTTGATCAAGATGCTTTAAAAGAAATTGTAAAACCAAGAGCTGCCACAACAGAAGAAATAAATTTAGCAAAAGCACAAGCCGTAACAGGAACTAAAAAAGAACAACTTTTGCAAGAAAATATTGAAATAGAAAAATTAAAAAAAACAAAAACAAAATTAGATTTACAAAGTCAAGTTGCAGAACTTTCTGAATCAGAAAAAATTAAAAAAGCTCAAGCTACTCTTGAACAAAAAGAATTACAAAAAAAACTTAAAGCAGAAAAAAAATTAAATCTTGATGCAAATGCGTGGAAAGACCTTGACCCTGATGTACAACAAACATTAAAAGATCAAGGACTTTGGGATGATATTGTTCAAGGAGTAGAAAAAGTTGCAAAATCAAAGGCAGGTAAAGCTGCTATTACCACTGCAGCAACGATAGCATCTACAACTGCAAAGTCTCTTCCACTTGTAGGCGGAGCTGTT